GTTGGCTCTGGTACTTTGGAAACACCTTTCGCAGATGCGTAATCTGGCAGCGGGGCATTAGCCCCGCTCTTTTTTGGAGGCGACTATGGCAGACGCAGTAACAACCCAGACTATCGAGGATGGCCCTCGCAATCTTGTCATGAAGTTCACTAACGTAAGTGACTCCACTGGTGAGAGCGCGGTGGTCAAGGTCAATGTTTCAGACCTAAGCACTCAGCCGAGAACAGGAGCTGCGTGTACAAGCGTATCAGTTACAGGTATTCAGTTTTCTACTTACAATATGTCAGTAAGTATATTTTTGGACGCGACCGCAAATGTTCTACTTACTACCCTTCCTGAGAACTATTCCGATACCTTGGATTTCTCAGACTTCACCGCAATACCTAACAACGCAGGCACAGGGGTAACAGGGGATATTCTGTTTACTACTAATGGCGCTGCCGCTGGTGATACCTACATGATCATTATTAAAGGCGTTAAAAATTATGGCTAAACTAGAAATCTTCCAAAACGGAAACTTTAGTAACGGCGATCCGGTTTATCAGATAGGGTCAAAGAATGCTGATGGCGAATATGACATTTCAGTTTTTGAGCTTATGACTGAGGCGGAAGCTAAGACTAAACTAAAGTCTATGGGTGGTTCTCCTGCAAAGAAGGCTGCTCCTGAAAAGAAAGCTGCGCCTAAAAAAAAAGAAGTAGTTGAGGAAGTAGAAGAAACTTCTAAAGCTGATCTTAATCAGATGACCAAGCTTCAGTTAGAAGAGTTTGCCCGTGAGTTTGGGGTAGAGCTTGATCGAAGAGAGAAGAAAGCTTCATTGGTTAAAGACGCTTATAAGGCTCAGTTTGATGGCTAGAAATTATCGCCGTGAGTATGACTCTTATCACTCAAGCGCAAAGCAAAAGAAGAATCGTGCAGCCCGTAATGCTGCGCGTAATTCTTTACTGGCAGATGGTCGTGTGAACAAGGGAGACCGTAGAGATGTTCATCATCGTGATGGCGATCCTACGAACAACTCTTCTTCTAACTTAGTGGTCACTTCAAGAAAGACAAACAGAAGCAGAAACATGGCGGGAGGCGGTATGGCTGAAGATAAAAACTGGATACAAAAGGCAATCAAGAACCCCGGAAGTCTACGCAAGAAAGCTGGAGTTAAGAAAGGCGAAGACATCAGTAAGTCTGAGTTAAACAAACTTTCTAAATCGCGCAATTCCACTACTCGAAGACAAGCCAACCTAGCTAAGACATTAAGCAAAATGAATACTGGTGGGCAAGTTAGAGGTTCTGGAGCTGCCATTCAGGGTGTTAGACGCGCAAGGAACCGATAGCTATGAAAGGCCAAGAAAAAGTTAATTATGTTATGGGCGAATTTAAAGACGGTAAGCTAAAGTCTAGCTCTGGCAAAAAGGTAACTAACAAAAACCAAGCAATGGCAATCGCGTTAAGCGAAGCTGGGATTAACAAAAAAATGTTCTCAGGCGGCAGGCTAGGTGATGGCAGGGCTGTGCAAGGACACACAAGAGGCAGAATTGTCTAATGGCAACCAGCGGCACGTTTACATTCAATCTTGATTTAGGCGATATTATTGAAGAAGCCTATGAGCGCTGCGGGATAGAGTTACGTTCTGGTTTTGATTACAGGACTGCAAGACGCAGCTTAAACCTTCTTATGCTTGACTGGCAGAACAGAGGCTTAAACCTCTGGACTGTAAAAGGAACAACAGAAACACTGGTCGCTGGCACTGGCTCATATACATTAAACGGGAAGATACTTGATGTAGTAGAAGCCTTTATGCGTACTAACGCTGGCGATGTTAGCAGGCAGTCAGACCTTACGATGCAACGTATTTCTATTGCTCAGTATTCTCACCAGACTAACAAATTACTGCAAGGCAGACCTATTCAATACTGGATAGAACGAGCGCCTACAGGTATCACAGTTAACGTCTGGCCTGTTCCTGATGCTTCCCAGACATGGACATTTGGTTACTATTACATGGAGCGTGTAGAAGATAGCGGCTCTCCAGCTTCTTTGGATATGGATGTGCCTGCTAGATTTTTGCCATGCCTGACAGCGGGACTGGCCTACATGATTGCCAATAAAAGAGCCGAAGCCGCTCCTAAGCTTCAGTTTTTAAAAGAAAACTATGAAGAGCAGTGGACAATGGCGGCTGATTCAGACCGTGAAAAAGCTGCTTTGTATGTTGTTCCCGGCGGGTATCAATACTTATGAGCAGCTACGCAAGCGGTAAACACGCCTTTGGTTTCTGTGACCGTACTGGTTTCCGGTACAAGTTAAGAGACTTGGTTCCTCAAATCGAAGCAGGCAGACCTAACGGGATGCTGGTCGGTAAAGATGTGCTAGATGTAGACAATCCTCAGTGGAAGCTAGGCATGATTAATATGTCTGATCCGCAAGCTTTGAGAGACCCGCGACCTGATGGCGGATACCATCAAAGTAGAGAGCTTTATGCATGGAACCCAGTAGGCGGTGGTAACACTGAAATGGGAAGCAGAACTGTTGGTCTTGACATGTCAGGACATGTGGGACGAGTTACGGTGGAAATTACATAATGGCCTTTACTTTTACTACCTTAAAAACTGCGATACAGGATTATCTGGAAACCACAGAGACTACCTTTGTTACTAACTTGCCTACGATTATTACTCAGGCTGAGCAAAGGATTCTAAGAACCTGTCAGATTCCCGATTTGCGTAAAAATGAAACGGGTACTTTAAGCCAAGGCAATGCGTACTTAACAATGCCGACAGGTTTTTTAGCCTCCTATTCTTTGGCTATTGATAATAGCGGTTATGATTACTTGGTATTTAAGGATGTTAACTTTATCCGCGAAGCGTATCCGGTAGAAGCCACAGAAGGTGTGCCCAAGTATTACAGTATCTTTGACGATACCCGTTTTATTATTGGGCCTACCCCTGACCAGAACTATGCTGTAGAGCTTCATTTTATGTATGAGCCAGAGTCCATTACTACCGCTTCCAGCGGAACCAGTTGGCTAGGGTCTAATGCAGAAAATGCGCTGCTTAATGCGTGTCTGGTTGAAGGTTATACCTTCCTTAAAGGTGATGCAGCGCAGATGGATTGGTATAACGCAAAGTATGAAGATGCGGTTTCACGACTCAAGTCTCTGGGTGAAGGCTATGACACTACAGATAACTTCCGCTCTGGAGCAGTCAGGAGCGTAAGGATTTAATGTTTACCGTAGATATTGAAACTGCGGTAGGTACGGTTGGCGTAGAAACCACCAGTCATCGAGGCTTTACTCCTGACGAGTTAGCAGCATCGTGTGCCAATAAAATTATTTCGGTTTCGTTACACGCTGATCCGATAATCAGGCAACAGGCCGAAGCTTTTAAAGCTCACATAGAACACGTTGTACTTCATTACATTAAGCAGGGCGCTTCTAGCGAAAGAACTACTATTTACAATCTATTATTAGATGCCGGAGAAAGTTCTTTGGCAGAAAAGATAAGGAGACTTTAATGGCTTTTTCTGGCAATTATATGTGTACCAGTTTTAAACAAGAGCTTTTGACAGGCACACACAACTTTACAAATTCTACGGGCAATACGTTTAATATAGCGCTGTATACCAACAGCGCTTCCTTTACCGCATCAACTACAGCTTATACGGCTACCAATGAGGTGACAGGTAGCGGCTATACAGCTAAAGGAAATGCGTTAACTAACGTAACGCCCACAACAGGTGGCACTACCGCTTTTACTGATTTTGCTGACTCTACATGGAGTACAGCAACCATCACCGCCAGAGGCGCAATGATTTTCAATGACACCGCTGCTGGTGATCCAAGTGTAGTAATTCTGGATTTTGGAGGGGATAAAACCTCTACCGCTGGAGAATTTAAAATTGTAATGCCTACTGCTGATTCGACTAATGCCATAATCCGCATCGCTTAATTACAGGAGACTACTAGATGTCTTCTGTGGGTTGGAGTCGAGCGGCTTGGGGTGACGGAAGCTGGGGCGAAGACACCAATCAAATCCTTTATCTTAGCGGCTGGGGTCGCTTAGAGGGTTTCGGTGAAGGCGCGTGGGGGCAAACAGATTACTCTCTTGCCGCTACTGGACAAGTAGGAACTGTATCGGCAGGGATCATTGCTGGAGCCACAGTTAATGTAACTGGTGTTGAAGCTACTGGTGTAATCGGAACAGCCAATGTTCAGGGCAAAGGCGAAGTCTTTCCAAGCAGTCTTGAAGCTACCACTGCTGTGGGGTCGGTTACAGTACATCACAACGATGTGGTTACGGTTACTGGCTTAGCCGCTACAGGTGAAGTTGGTATAGCAGCTCCAGTTTGGCAAACTGGGGTTTATCCTACAGGTCTTGCTGCTACTACTGGCTTGTCAGGGCCAACGTCTGTTACCGGAAAAGCAAATGTTTCTGCTGGGAGTTTGGAGGCAGTTAGCGGTTTATCTGGTGTTACGGTTGAGCTGGTTCTTGAAGTCCCTGTCACTGGGCTTTCCGCGACAACTTCTCTTGGCTCGGTTACTGTATTTACAAATGTAATTATTGATGCGGTTGGTCTAAGTGCCACTGGTCAAGTAGGAAGAGTCTTGGTCTGGGAGGATATTAATCCTTCACAAAATCCTAGTTGGGTAAACCTTAACCCATCACAAACACCGGGATGGAGTAATCTTAATCCTTCACAAACACCTAATTGGACACCTGTCCCATAGTTAATTGAGGTAAAGAAATGGCAACTTATGCAAATGACTTGCGGTTGAAAGAGATCGCAACAGGTGATGAAAGTGGTACATGGGGAACCTCCACCAACACTAACCTGTCTCTTGTTAGCGATGCGTTTGGGTATGGCACAAAGCAAATGTCATCAGACGCAAATGAAACTTTTACGATGCCAAATGCCAGCGCTGATGGCACTCGCGCATTGTATTTAAAGATTACTTCGGCGGTTAGTTTAACTACCACCAGAGTAGTGACACTTGGCCCTAATACCATATCCAAAGTCTGGATAATAGAAAACGCTACTACAGGTAGCCAGATTATTACGATCAAGCAAGGGTCTGGTGCTACAGTTAATGTGGCAAGTGGCGCTAAAAAGTATGTCTATACTGACGGTGCTGGGGCTGGCGCTGCTGTGGCAGATGCAAACCCTACGGAAACCGGAGCGGGTACAGTTACTTCTGTTGGGGGTACTGGCACTGTTAATGGAATTACGCTTACTGGAACAGTTACAAGTTCTGGTAATTTGACACTTGGTGGCACTCTTGGAAGTGTTGATCTGACCTCTCAAGTGACGGGTACTCTCCCCATTGCTAACGGGGGAACAAATTCTACTTCTACCACTTATTGTGACCTAACAGCTAATGTAACAGGCACTCTCCCCGTAACCAACGGTGGTACAGGGGCTACTACTGTAAATGCGGCACGACAAGCGATTGCTTTACCTGCATTGGCAGACGTACATACTTCTTCCCCGGCTACTTTGGTAGATGGGCAGTATTGTGTAGCAGGAGCAGGAAGTATTACCTTTACGCTTCCCGGTAGTCCAGCGGTGGGAGACAGTGTAATCATTAAAGATGGCACGGGAGCTGCTTCTACAACAAGTTTTACGGTAGACCGTAACGGAAGCAATATAGCCAGTTCAGCTACAAACTTGACGTTTGACAAAGATTGGGCAGAAATTACCATGACTTACATAGATGGGACTATTGGTTGGAGCGTGTAAATGACGAATTTAGCCGATCTACTACCTGCGGGCAGCGGCCAGAATAATACCGATTTTGTAGCGGATGGGACTATAGCGTCTGGCAAGCCTGTCATTCTCACGGCGGCGGGTAAGGCTGCGGAAGTAGGAGCAACTAGTATACCAGAAACTATGGGTACAGCCGTTACTTTTGAAACCGGAACAACAACTTATATAACAGGGGTTGCCTACGATGCGGCGGCTGATAGGGTTTTTGTGGGGTATG